CTCGTGGAAAAGGCTTAAATATTTAATTAAATGATAAATGATTTAAAAGAATAACTCCATATATATATTTAGGCGAAAAATGACGAAAAACCCCCGAAATGATAAAATAAAATGATGTTTTAAACATATAATTTAAATTATATGTTTAAAACATCATTTTATTTTTCCTAATTGGCGAAAAACGGCGAAAATTGGCGAAAAACAGGGAAAATATTATAATATCATTTTATTTTTGTCTTTTATTTAAGAAAACAAATAAATTAATTTAAAGAAAAAATAAAATGTTGTTATATATATATAATGGAAAAGGAACTTAAAACTATTACCGAGAACTTAAAACCAAGCACCGCAAAGACTTATGAGAATTCCTATAAAAGATTGAGAGTTGTTTTAGATTTAAAAGACAAAAGGAAACCTATAAAAAAATTGTCCCTTGATAATATCATTGATAAACTGAATGATGTTGAAAATCCTAACACCAAGTACAGCATGTTCGTAGTCATTAAAAAATTATTTAATTCTGAATCAAATAAAGACAAAATTGATGAACTCGATAAAAAAATACGAGATGAGAAACGAGATCATCAAATAGCCAAGAATGGTAATCTTAAAAAAGAACTTCCTACTTACAAAGAGTTAAGCGATGCAATCAAAAAGGAAACAGACCATATCAAGTATATTATTAATTTTTTATTTTTGAAGGTTAACACTCGCAACATGGATATTGCATATATAGACATTCATGAATCGGTTGATAATGAAGACGATTTGGATAAAGATAGAAACCATGTTTATATCAAAGATGGTAAGGCTATTTTTATCAGAAATAAATATAAGACATTTAAATCGTACGGACAGAAACGAAACATCATTAGTGTTAAAAAATTTGTTGATACAATTAAGAGTCTTCTTGGAGATAAAGACAAAGTTGCTTTATTTGCAACAAAGAAGGGAACGCCCATTGCTGTTGGTGCGATTGGTTCTTATTTCAGACGGTTCATGATACTCGGTCTTAAAGAAGGTGAGATCATGAAGATTGTACTAAAGCACATTGATGAAGAAGGCTCATACGATCAACTCCGTAGAGTGGCGAGTAATCGGGGAACATCAATAGGGACACTTCTAAAAGAATATGATATTAGCAATGTTAAAACCCCTACAAATGTTATTAGTCAGAATCAAGATGTTAAACAAGAAGTTTCTATTGAGTAAATCTCATATCGTCTGTTAGATGATAAGAATTAAACAAATGTTTTTTCTCCATCGGCACTTCTAAACATGTAAAAAGTGCTTTTGGTGTTTTATACTTTTTCTCCTTATAGATCAAATCATTATAAGACAAAATTGGAATACGATTTAATATTTCTTGCTTATTAGGGAATAACCCGACATAACTAATTTTATCTCTTGCAAAATCACGATATAAAATAATAATAAATAATTTACTTACCATATATATATTTTATTATTATTTTTTATTAATCCTTGTAAACAATCCGTTCGTTTCCCGATGCATTTATAAGTCGGAATCTTAATTCATCTGTTGATCCTGTGTTATCAAGTCCATAATCTCTTTTTAACATTCTTTTCAATTCTGTATTAGATCTAAAACCTAAACGAGGTCGTCCTGCTCCTTTTCTCGCTCCACCCGCCCCTTGTCTTCTTGGTCGTTCTTCGGAAACTTCTTCTGCAGCCCCTCCTCCCGAAATTACATCAGACAGATTTAAAGGCATTGCAGGGACATTTTTCATATCAGGCATTTCCATCATCTGTTTTATGGTAATTGGTGTTGACGGTGGAACTGGTAAAGATTTTGCTTTCATCAATGATACGGGCATGGCTGGAATGTTCGCATTCGGCATTTCCGCTGGTTTTATTGTTATTTGTGCTGGTGGTGGCGGCTGCATATATGTTGCTTTTTTTAATTCGGGTGCATCGGGCGGCAGTGGCTGATTGTATACTCCCGCATCTGTAATGTCGCTCATGACCTCTTCTTTAAAATCTTCTTGTGGATCGCTAATTCTTCCTAAATCCACACTTGCTCGGGGATATGCTACTTTTTGCTTAAATGCTGTCTGTGCTTCTTGCCTATATGCTGTAAGATCGCCACGCAATCTCTGCAATTCCTTTTGCTGAACTCCAACATAATTTCTCAACATATTAGCAACTTTTATATTATTATCTTCTTTATGGCGGGGAATAGATACTGCAAACGGAGGATAATGAAGCGGTATCTGATATGGTTCGGGTTGAGATTTAAACGCTGACTTCTTCTTCCCCGTTCCCCTCTTCTTCTTCTTCTTTCTCTTTTTCGGTAATTCGCCGATTACCACCTTGACGATTTGTTGGACTTGCTGTTTTTGAGATACTTTCTGTCTCGCCATCTTCTATATATTTAAGGTTAGATAAATTATCAACTAATTTTAAAGATTGTTTTTTAATTCGTAAAGGTGCTATTCGGGCGTCTTCGAGTTTTTTGTTTTCACATTCCCAAAGCATTTGAATTACAGAATCATCAAATCCCGAATATTTTGCAGCAAAATCCTCGTATGGAATAAAATTAGGATCTAATTTATTCATATCAATAATCGGGTCGTCATTATAAGCCGTATTAAATTGAGATACAAATAAATTAATATCATCTTGCGTCCAATCTTTATCGGCTTCATGGATAGTTTCGTCAATAACGCTCATGCATATATTATTTAGCAATTCAAAATCTTTTTCAGTTGTCGGTAAATTTTTATTATCCATTATATATATATATGCCGAAAAAAATTACGAAGAAAATACCTGTAGAAAAATTGTCCGAAAAAGAAATGCTTGTTGAGATTGAAGATAGTGATTCGTCCAGTGAAGAAGAATCGGAGATTGCTGTGCCTCCTCCGCCTAAATTAACGAAATCTGTAACGAAACCTGTGAAAAAGGAAAGAAGTGCAAAACAGTTAGCAAACGACCAACGCTTGCGAGATGCTGCCGCTAAAAGAAAGGCTGATAAAAATAAAATAGAAGTTAATAATGAAAAACCTAAACCTATAAAAAAAGACAAAAAGGTTAAAATAGCAGAACCTGAACCCGAACCAATTGAAGATGCCGACGATAAACCATTAACCATGAAACAGATGAAGGCGTTTATGGAGAGTCAAAAAGAAAAGCACAGTATACCAATAGCGGAAAAGCCAAAAAGGAAATATACAAAGAGAGCAAAACCGCAAGCACCTACACCCCCCCCGACCCCGACCCCGACACAACAGACACCGCAAATACCAACAATGATGTGGGCTTAAAATGTAGGTATATATTAAATGAAAATTACAGAATTGGAAAATCCTGATTTACATGTTGCAAAAATTGAGATGGCTTGCGATAAGTGTATTAAAGATAAAAAGGGGGTTGGTATTGCATACCCGCTTATGAGTACCAGCCATTTCTATATTATCAGTGGCGCTTCGGGAAGCGGTAAAACAAATTTATTGGTTAATCTTTTAAAGTCTAATAGGAAAACAAAAGACAAAAAGAGTAAGTTATCTTATAGAAAGATGTTTAATAAAATCATATTTGTATCACCTTCCGCTCATACCATTGATGATAAGATCATTGAGAAAATACCCGACGATCAAAAATTTACAGAATTGAACGAAGAAGTATTTGAAATGGTTGATGAAATAACTGAAGATGCTGTTGAAGAAAACGAACATACATTATTAATACTCGACGATGTTAGCAGTCAATTGCGTAGCCGAGAGAACGAGAAGGTATTGAATCAGGTGGTTAAAAATCGTCGTCATAAAAATTTATCAATATGGATAGTCGGTCATAAAATTACTGATTTAGCACCAAGTCTACGCAGCAATGCAAATATGATATTTCTATTCAAACCGAAAACAATGAAAGAAATTAATGCGATCCAAGAAGAATACATGTTGATGCCGAAAAAAAAGGCAGATGAAGTTATGAGTGCTGTTTTTAAAAGGGGTGAGAAACATAGACATGATTTCATGCTGATAGATACATCATTGCGGAATGGTAATGAGTTTCTGTTTTTTAGAAATTATAACCAATTGGTTTTTGAAGAAGAAGACAAAAATGAAAACAAAGATTAAACTTTTTATTAATATATTATATAATGGCTAATTTTTTAAAGAATGTTGGTAAAGCGGTTAAGCATGGTGATCGTGCGGGACATAAAGCGAAACGCGCCGCCCGTCAGGCGAAGAAAGCAAAAAAGGCAGCGAAACATGGCGACACGCAGGCTGCTGCTAAATTTGCGGGTAAGGCTCTGAAAAGTGGATTTCAGGCTGGAAAGCAGGGACATAAGGGGGCGAAGGCTGTAAAGCGTAGCGGTAAGCAGTTGGTTGCGGGAGCCAAGGCTGCTGCTTCCAAGAACCCCGCTGGTGTTGCCGCCGCTTTCGTCGAATAAATATCTATATTAATTATATAGATGGATTTGTCTTTTTTAGATAAACAAATCCAAAATAATATTATAATGTACCAACGACCAAGATATAAATATTTAAAAGAGATTCAGTTTTTATCTGACTGGTATGAAGGCGAAGATGAGTTCCATGTTGAGAACAAGTTTAGATGGATATTTGATGCTATAAGAATAAGACGTGAAGTGCAGCGAGATTTTAATATTACAGAATATTACGGGGTTGATATAAGTGAGATTATGGACGATTCCTCTATTGTCGGGGGTTTTATTTAGGAGTATTTTATTTAGAGAAAAATGATTTAAATAAAATATTTGAAGTATATAGAGAGAAAATCATGGGATCAGTTGAAGAGATTTTAAATGAAGATTATTTATATCAATCGTATGTGGTTGATTTTGCGTTTCATAACATACGGTTTGGGTGCGATGGATTAAAAAATTATTTAACAAAACGGTTGAATTATAATGGTGAAAATACTTATGTGATGACTGGTAATGGACGATTAACTGCACTCGTTAGTTATCCAAAGATAAATACCAAAAATGAATTACATAATAAAATTGTTAATTATTTTAATAATGTAGAAAAAAAGACAAGTGTTACTTATAAATTAAATGTGATATGCATTGAAGATCTAAATTATGAACCATTCAAACCATTTGATTATTGGTTATCAACTTCCATGTACTTGATTGAAGAAAGAGGTAAAAGATGGGATTATTGTTTTCACATGAAACACGATGATGATAATTTTACATATAGGGTAATAAAAGAACAATATGTTGATAAATTCAGAACGAGTAAAACGCATTTAGATATTCAAGAATATATGAAAACTAAAAAAAAGACAAAAATAGAAAAAGACAAACATACTGAAAACATGAAAATTATAAAAAATGAATTATTTATAGAAAAAGTAAAAAAACATTTCAGATTTACAAATGACTATAATGACTATTTATGCAAAAAGGCTGTATGTGATTTATTGGATTTAGATTATAAAAGTAAGGGTGATATTAAAAGATTAAATGTTATACTTGCTGAATATGGGGTAGGGTATGATAGAAAGAAAATGGTTAATAAAGAGTGTGGAGTATTTTTAGGTATTTTTTTGAAATGAAGATTAGACATTAGACATTAGACATATGATCTGTGAGTTGTAAGTTGTATTCTTATTAATTTTAAAACAATTACTTTTTACTTTTCTCTATTTCTGAATTAGGGATAAAAAAAACAATGTTCTAACCCTTGCAAACTTTACAGAAATTACATTTGTAATACATTTTGTAATTTTTCTTTGAAATGAAGATTAGACATTAGACATTAGACATATGAGTTGTAAGTTGTAAGTTAGAAAGATATTTGATTTTAAAACTTAACATTTTACTTTTCTGTATTTCTGAATTAGGGATAAAAAAAACAATGTTCTATTGGATCATTTGTAATCTACATTTGTAATTACAAATCATCTTTTTCTTCTTCATTTGTATAAAAATATACTTGATTGGGATTGCAATGAGTAGTAGACCATGGATCACATGGATTATTGGATATCTTTATTTCTTCATACTTTTTGTCTTTTTTTTCATAATATGACTCATCAAATATTTCTATAAATCCATTTTCAGTCTTTATAATCTTATAAGGGGTTGGTTCTCGTTTTGTTATTAAACAGCAAAACGGACAGTAACATGCTAATTTGGTATTATATAAATAATTTTCATTATATTCCAATGCTAAACGAGTTCCAGTACATTTGGTATAATTCATTGTATATATATAGTATTATTATTCTAATAGATATTTTAAAAGTAAAGGTGGTATTGAATACCTATCCATCAAATTAGTATTATCTTTTTTTTTTACAACAGCATTTACCATCTTACACCCATGTAAACCTATACGCATATCGTGCTTCTTACAACTACACCTTTTATTTTCCAGTTCTTTATTTGTTAATATTTTTGTAGGTTTTTTATATCTATAACCAAAATAACAATAATCAACAATCACAAATTTATTTTTATATTCATCTTCGACATAATCCCATATTTTAGAAGATAGCGGATTTTCAATAAAATAAAAAGTTGGATTAAAATACTTTATTATTTCTATTGTCTTTTTTATAAATTTACTATGAATATCTCTTTGTTCTTTTAATTCTTCTTTATTTTTCCATTTTCTACCTATCCATGTGTATTGTAAGTGACTGAATATTTTGCATTCAGGAGAAGCCCATATAATATCAAAATGACCAACAGGATATTCTTTATAATTCCATTCCATTATATCACTACATATATCAGGTGAATATTTTTCTAATATATCTAAACTTATGACCTCATTATCAGTCCCTTCATAATAGTTTGTTATAGACCCTGAACCCTTAAAAAGTTCTAAAATTTTCATTTATAATATCGATTTTTTGATCTTCGTCAACTTCAACTATCATATTTAGATTTCTTTTATTATATAGTCGACCACCATCTTCACTTAACCATTGTTTATAATGTACTTTCACTTCTTTACTATCTTGAAAAAAGTTAAGATAATTAGGAGTACTACCCTCGTGAGCTTTTTTTATATTACTAAAGGTTGCTTGCACAGTAGGGCTAAGTTGTACTATATTAGGATTCCCAGGCTCGGATTTTGCTTCAACTAAATAATGTGGAACTCCTTCAAACCTTTTTCTTAAAATTCCTAATATACCTCCATCCCATCCTGTTTGTTTTAGAATTGGTTGGTCCCACCCCCCTTTACATTCTCTTATATCTGTTTTTACTCTTAAACCTAATAT